TTTAGTCTTAGGCTTTTTTTTCTTTTTCTTCTTTTTATCCGACTCTTCCATGATCATCTTTAAAATAGCAGGATCAACTATATTAGTTTCGTCATTCATTGCTCTTTGAGCTTCGTTATCTATATCTTCGTCAGATTTACTTCGTCCACGTAGCTCATCGTCTATTACGTTATCTATATCTTCGTCAGACATTATTCGTCCACCGCTTCCATTATTAAACAATCTAGGATCTCGTGCGCCTCTACCAGCCATAGTCTTTCTCCTTTTTTTAAGTTGCAGCAAATACACGCACGTTGGCGGTACTTCCTGATCCGTTATAACATTCAATACGATCTATTGTATCTGCAGTCCAATTTGTTTCCCAAGTATCGTTCTCAGCAAGATAGTTGCTTTCATTAAAAGTTCCTGCAACATCACCCCTGTTACGACTTGAATCATCAGCAAGACAAAAGGGAATACC